CTCTTTTCTTCTTCTTACTGGGAAATTATTGAACCCTTCAAGAGGGAACCCAAATAAGAATGTTAAGCCATCATCAATGGTGCGAGTATCTCCGCAACTTGGGCTATCTCTACCTTATGGGAATAGAGAAAACCAGCGGCTTTCTTCGCAGCATTGAAGACCTTGCTACCAATTTGTTTCAATTTTTGCAAATGTTTACCGTTTTCCATAGAATTTGGTACATTTCGTAAAACCAAGGCACGGCAGACTATCAAGTCTGGACGCACCTCACTTGCGACACTCTCATTTAACTGAGACTTAGTTGTAAACTCGATATGTGAAATCACACGTAACCTAATTAGATTATCGTAGGATTGGACATCGTCTGAGTTCTGATTAACAAGACCAGCACATAATATGTAAGGTCGTTTAAAAATGTTATCAGAATAAATTGACTCAAAAACCATATCTCCAGTATCCTGGGGCTCCCAATATGTATAGGTGCCCTCAACTGTGGGACCAGAGTAGGCTTGTTTATGAACGGCGAGTGTTTCCAGATCCCAAACTTGATTGAATTGGGATGGAACACCACCGCGATAGAGTAAAGAGGAACACTGACCAGCCATAGTTAACACATTGCCCATATAGGTGCAGAGTGCCGACTGAGCTGTAAATCGATATTTCTCAACATCAGCTTGTAGGGTGGAAATGTCCGAAAGGCGCTCAGCTTCAAAAGCAAAACCTTGCAGGGGCCAGGAGCCAAGAACTTTAAAGGTAATTGGACAACCAGCTCCACCGGTGGATTCATTTCTCATTGAGAGAGCTGTTCCATAACCAGGCCTAAGGGAATCATTCCCGGCGACACTAGTCCAGGCGAAAGACCCGGTTGTGCCGACAGTAACGTTAAAAGATTGGGTGTTAACTAAAACAGGTGTTCCATCAACTGTCTTATGAAAGTCGATGTGAATTGTACTAGTCCCAACGCCGAAACCAGCTGCTTCCCAGAAGAAGGTTAGTTCGGCGCTAAAAGGATTAATATTTTCAAAGCCGATGGAAGTTCGTCTACTTCGTTGAAGAACACCATCAGCAGTGCTAATTGGTAGAGACAAATAGGCCTGAGAATCTGGATGAAGTGCTAGATTAGAGGCCGGAGGGTAATAAGGTTGATCACCATTAAAGGGTTTCAATCCAAATAAGTTTGACTGGGCTCCAATTGAGACGTGGCCCATCATTTGTCTCCCATTTTCATATGTGAGGTAGGTGATAGTATCATCAAAACTAGGAGTGATCTCGGCCCAATAGGAACTGGGATCGATCTCCTGGAATGTAATATTATCAGGGTCATCATTAACTAGAATAGGTAAATTAAAGTTATTGATGGCTTTATAAATGGATGTCGGTTCACTAAACTCATCTGGGTAGCGAAAGGGTCCATAATGTTCAGGGTCGAGCATTGACATAGTAAATTCATGGCAATCTGAAGAACCAGAGCCGGCAAGTGAAACCATCTTTTGGTTCACTTTAGTGCGGGCTTGAAGTTGCTTGACCTTGTTTCGCTCGCGAGCAAGCTGCTGCTCGAGAGTTCTGACTTTATTAGAGCCAGTGTTTCGTTTTTTAGAACTCATTTTATCTGTTAACTGTAAGGTTCGGGCTGTTACGGCGTATTTATTCCGCCTTATATCCACCTTGTGTCGGGATCCCAAAAAAAAAGAAAAGGGATTCCTAGCCGAAGTCCGGTTCGGGCCGCTTTCGAAGCCTGTCACCAAGGTCCGCGTCTTATAGTTTCCAGTTGCATTGAGCAAAAGAAATTGTTCATCAGTTGGTTCCAAATCTAAGGTCTCTTTTTGGGACCAGAGATAAGTGCAAGCATCCTTGCAAAAATCAACAACGAGTTTGCACTCGGTGTCGTAATCGGCACCGAGGGAGCAGAGATCAACTGCAGCACGAATTTTTGAGATTGTGCTGGTAGGTGTAAAAGATTTCATGTTGGTTGTTAAGGAGGCAGCCAAATGTGAGATATTGGGTTTAGGCAGTATCCCATACTTGGTTTCCAAAGGAAGTGAGCCTAAAAATTCAAGCTGACCACCTTCCTGAACGGTCTTAATTGGACCGAAACCAACTTCAGTGTGGAGAAATTTCTTTTCAAAGCCGCACTTTGTAAGAGCGGTGTCAATTACTTCCTCCAAAGCTTCTAGGGCCTCGGAGGGTTCTACGCCAAGAAACTTATGGGTGTTTACGCCACAAAGATCATCATCGCCATAAATAAGGGCAAGACAATACTTCTTAATTTTCTTGGTTTTTGGAAGCTCACCATGATGTAACTTCTGGTAGAGCTTAATAAATATATAGGCGTCCAAAAGGACATGCCCAATGCAGTTATCTTCGGTAGTATTGTTTGATCCGCTGGGGTTACCAACATCTTTTATCCATATACTACCATCTTTAAGAATGACACGATGGTTAACAATGTCACTTGTAACCTCGGTCATAAGGTAATTAAATTTCTTGAGTGATTCGGGATCTACTAACCTTTCCATAGATTTCGTCAAGAAAAAATTTCTAATTTCATAGACGACTTCCAAAAAAGGGAAAGCACGGTCCCAGCCACTAATATCCATGGCCCATTTGAGATTGAAGGGATTTAGCCTAGCAATCATCTGAGCATAGCCGCCAAATTGTTTGACATAGCCATATTGGATCCAGTCGGAACCAAATCTAGACTTCATGGCATCATTTTGCTCAGTGTAAAGAAACTTTTGCCAGGTTATTCCATAGAAACAACCAGCAAAGTAAGTTCTGAGCTTCTGTCGGACGTCTACATCGTACTTCGATAAAAGCTCATCTTTATCTTCAACTCCGTAAATCATAAAATAGAAGTTGGAGAGGATTTCAAAGAAAGATTCAGGATCGTCCATGACGTCCTGCTTCTTAGGTTTACCGCGGGCGTTGGCAGCTACGCCAGCTCCCGCACCAGTATTAACTTTATATTCACTTGTTGGTTTACAACCATAAAAGTAATAAAGTAGATCAAAAGTGACCTGCTTGGCCAAAAGGAATGCCCGCCCAGAGGGGAGTTTCTTTTTGAGGTCACCCTTTTTAACGGATTTCTCATACATTCGGCGGGTTGCCCTTGATCGGGTATAGTGGCCCGCCATCTCGAACAAGAGAGGGTGTTTTAGCTCTAGATGGGACAAGAGAACTGATTGAGTCAGTTCCTTCTCTTTTAGAGGTCGAAAACCAAATCGAGTATGGCCCACATAGGTCCAGTTCTCAAAATGGTATTTACATTTTTCAGGTGAGAATTCCAACTCCAAGATAGGGTCTATAACCCTTTGAGTGTTAGAGCTTGGAATCAAGTCATTTATACCTTGGAAACCGACACCTCCACTCTCGGGGGTTTCGTTACCAAGGGGTATTAAGTTGGCGAACAATTCGGGGGAATAGCCAACAGCTAAAACCCCCATATTGTCGCCTTTTGTTTTGTAGTGAAAGCCATAGGCCGCACCGTTAAACATCATGGGGGCTCCACAAACACCCGAGGAGGTGTTAACAAAGGAGCCAATACGAACAAAGCCATCACCAAAGTCTATTATACGAGCATTTGAGGATGACGAACTGAATGACGTTGGAGAGTTTTTATCCCAACGAGTTAAGGTCATTTGTGTACCAAACATGTGGCCAAAGTCTTTTTGATAGAGACTATTGATCTTGACGTAAGGGAAAGCTCCTTCGAACTTAACCACTGCAAAATCGGCCTCTACCTTGGCGACATAGTGTGTAACCTGGAAGTCTTTAAGGGGCGCGTAATTCAACGAGCCACTACGAGAAGACCAGAGACAAGAAATCTCTAATTCGGATTCGATGTCAGATAGAATGTCAAAAGCAACATGAAGATTCATGAACTTAGGGTTTTCAATTTTCGTGTCACAGACTTTCAATTCCCAGTTGGTTTGTAAAGCGAAGCCGTAGATATCCTCACTCTGGACGGCTGCTAACCATCCGAGTTTAGTTGGAGGACCACGGTAAATCACTATCCCCGTTAAGTCTTTGGGGGGCCTGGTAATTATTTCGGTCTGTTTATTACGACCCTCGAGGTTCGTCAGTGCTCTGGCGACTTGATTCGGGTCGGGTAACTCAAGTGTGAAACCACCAGGTGCCGAGGCTTTTAGGGCTTCAGCATCTTTGGAGATTTGCTCTGCCCCTAAGGGGTCATCACTAGTCTCCACTGGTGGGGCTTTAACCATAAAATCCCGCTTATTCTTTTCAGCGAACTTTTTATTTAGGTTTTTAGCCTGATTTTTGGCTTGAGCGCGAGTGTCATTAATATGTTTCTCGAACTCACCTTTAGATAGGATTAGAGGCTGCATTTGTCTTGACAAATCTGCCTTTAAATCCTCAGTAAATTTTTTCTGTTGATTCTGGGCTAAAAGAAGGGCAGCATGCTTTTCAGCAGCTGCTTCTATTTTAGCCTCGCGTGTTAAGGCGTCCGCTTCGAGCTTTTCTAGTCTCGAACGGGCCTCGGCTGCGCTTTTATTTAACTTGTCAAGTTGAACTGCCTTCTGCTCGGTGAGATGTTCACCTTGCCGGAGTTCACTTGACTTTTGTTTTAGCTCCGCTTTAACTTTGCGAAGTGTTTCAAGAACCTCCTCCATCTTTGCATGGAGATCATCGTATTTTTCACGAAGTTCAACATACTCAGCGTCGGGATTCTTTGGGTGTTTGATGCCTTCTTCAATCATCAAGGGGGCATCATTATGGGTAATGTTCGGAGCGTTGTCAACTTGAACATTACCAAGATTAAAGATCTGCGTAAACCTCGAAAGGTCTGCAGTCGTTTTCCAATTTCTCTGTTCGAGAAGATTGAATTTCTCAGCAACCATAATCGGGTTAACGGCAATCATCACTTTAAGAAGATTTGTCGTCACCCGGTATGGACATCGTTTTCCACACTCACCATCGCAGTCATTGACATGTTTAAACTCTCGTTTAAGGACGAAGGGTCGTGAGGGATTAATATATAGGGGGTGTAAACCCGCCTTTGTGGTCCTCTCTGCGTAGAGAGGTGAGTTAAAGATGGAGATAACATCTCTTTTGGAGAAGAATCTCGGAAGGTAGTATTCGGCCTTACGGTCGAATTGATCGTCCTGGAGAATCAAATCTTCAAAACGGTCCCACTCTTCCTCGCGTTCGCGAGCCTCTTTAGCATTATCAAATTCTTTAGAGGAAACAAAGTCCTCAGCTGCATCATACCAAGTTTCGATATCATCAGTGTACCAGTAGTCTTGGAAAGTGTCGAAGTCATCAAATGGGTCTTCGCCATCTTTACCAAAACCCCAGTCCATGAGAATATCGGCAAAGTACTCAACGTCGAACCGGTCAGTTTGAACGGCTCGGTGTAAATCTTCAAG